TGCAACTTTGTTTCAAGCTGACGTTCCTACTGGAGATGTTTTTTCAATGAATATCCCTGAAGACGGAATATTGTTTCCAGGTGGAATGAAAGTTTCTACTATTACAAATATAGACGCAGCTACTTTATTGATTGATAAGTAGGAGGTTAAATGGCTAACACTACCTCTGGTACAACAGTTTTTGAAAAAGGTTTTTCTATCGCTGATATTGTTGAAGAAGCGTTTGAAAGATTAGGAATACAAGGCGTATCTGGTTATCAATTAAAATCTGCAAGAAGATCTTTAAATATATTATTTCAAGAATGGGCTAATAGAGGTTTACATTATTGGGAAGTTGCAAATAATAATATTACATTAGTTGCAGATCAAGCAGAGTACACAATGTTTAGGGCTACAACAGATGGAACTTCAAGCACAACTGCTGTTTATGGTGTTGATGATATATTAGAAGCATCTTATAGAAATTCTAACGTAGACACACCTCTTACAAAAATAAATAGATCTCAATACCAAGCATTATCTAATAAAACATCTACAGGAACACCATCACAATATTTTGTTCAAAGATTTATAGATAAGATTACAATTACTTTATATTTAACTCCTGGTAGTTCTGAAGCAGGTAAATTTTTAAATTATTATTATGTAAAAAGAATTCAAGATGCAGGAGATTATACTAACGATGCAGACGTACCATATAGATTTGTACCATGTATGACTGCAGGTTTAGCATATTATCTTGCAATTAAAAATGCACCTGAAAGAGTTCAAATGCTAAAGATGTTATATGAAGATGAATTACAAAGAGCACTACAAGAGGACGGTTCTTCTTCAAGCACTTATATTAGTCCTAAAGTTTATTATCCGGAGGCATAATGTCAAATTTATCTTCAGGTAAATATGCAAAATTTATATCAGATAGATCTGGGCAAGAATTTCCATATTCTGAAATGGTAATAGAATGGAATGGTGCAAGAGTTCACATATCAGAGTTTGAACCTAAACATCCACAATTAGAACCAAAACCATATTCAGCAGATCCTCAAGGTTTATTAAATGCAAGACCAGATAGAACAGAGCCTGCTGTTGCAAGACTTTTAACTTTAAATCCTTTAAAAATTACAAATGGTTCTACAACTGTAACTGTATTTGAAGAAAACCACGGTAGATCTACAAGTGATGTAGTTAGATTTAGAGATGGTGAAGGTAGCTTTGGAATAACAAGTGCAGATATAAATAAATCTGCTGGATTTACAATTACTAAAGTTGATGCTAATAATTATACATTTGTAGCTGCAGGAACTGCAACTGCTAGTACAAACATAGGAGGAGGAAGTATATCGGCTGGTCCGGTTACACTATCACCATAATGGCATACACACTTACAAATTTACAAGATGACATTAGAAACTATACAGAGGTAGATAGCTCTGTATTATCAACTGCTGTATTAAATACAATAATTAAAAATGCTGAAAATAGAATTTATAGAGAAGTAGATTCTGATGATAATAGATTTTATGCTACATCAAATCTGCAATCTGGAAACAGATATGTTACAATTCCATCTGATCTTAGAGCAATTAGGTATGTTCAATTAAAAGATAGTTCTAATAATCAAGTTTTTTTAGAAAAAAGAGATACTAGTTTTATGACAGAGTATTATAATACTCCATCAACAGCCAGTGGGTTACCTAAATATTATGCAAATTGGGACGCTAATTTTTGGGTTGTAGCGCCTACACCAAACGCTACGTTTGAAATCACTTTAGCTTATATAAAACAACCAGATACAATAACTTCAGGAACACCTAGCACGGCAGGAACTTATGTATCCAATAAATATCAGGATTTACTTTTGTATGCATGTCTGGTAGAAGCATATGGATACTTGAAAGGTCCAGCGGATCTGTTACAATACTATGAACAGTCATATAGAAGGGCTGCAAAATCGTACTCTATCGAACAAGAAGGTAGAAGACGTAGAGACGAATATCAAGATGGCGTTATTCGTTCTCAGATTAAATCGCCATCACCATAAGGAGAAAAATAAATGGCAAATGTAGTACCTGACTCTTTTAAAACAGACCTGTTAAAAGGCACGTTTAATTTTGATTCCTCTGGTGGATCAACTTTTAAACTTGCTCTGTACACAGACATTTCAGGTTTAACAACATCAACAACTGCGTTTACTACGAGTAACGAAGTTTCTACATCTGGAACAAACTATACTTCAGGTGGAAATGCTTTAACTAACAATGGTGTTAGTGTTTCTAGTAACATTGCTTTTGTAGACTTTGCAGACTTAACTTTTTCGTCTGTAACATTGTCTGCTGTTGGTGCACTAATTTATAAGAGTAGTAGTAACGAAGCTGTATTAGTTCTAGATTTTGGCGGAACAAAAACTGCAACAAACGGAGATTTCGTTGTTCAGTTTCCAACTGCTAATTCTTCTAGTGCTATTATTAGACTCGGCGACGCGTAATAAAATTTGGAGTAGTAATGGCTTTAATAGTTAACGATAGAGTTAAGGAAACAAGTACAACTACTGGAACAGGAACTTTGAATCTTGCGGGAGCTGAGCAAGGTTATGAAAGTTTTGTTTCAGGAATCGGTACAACTAATACAACTTTCTATGCAATAGAAAATAATTCTGCAGGAGAGTTTGAGGTAGGTATTGGTACAGTTACTGATGCTTCACCTGATACTTTATCAAGAGATACAGTTATCTCATCATCAAATAGTGATAGCAAAGTAGATTTTTCAGCAGGTACTAAAAATGTATTTTGTACACTACCCGCATCGAGAGCTATGTCTCCATCTATGACAGCTACAGATTATTTAGTTACACATGCTACAACTCTTTCACAAGATCAAACAATTGCATCTGGAGTTTTAGCTGGACCTGTAACTATAACTGGAACACAAACTATAACAGGAACGGTAGTAGTTATTTAATGAGTAAGATAGAAGTAAATACAATTGAACCACAATGCGGAACTACCTTAACGTTAGGTGGCTCTGGTGACACAGTAACTTTAGCAAGCGGTGCATCACAATCAGGTTTTGGTAGAACAGGAACTGTAGATTGGCAGACAACTAAAAAAACAGCAGATTTTACAGCAGCTAATGGAGAAGGATATTTTGTAGATTCATCTAGTTTAGCTATAACTGTAACTCTTCCATCTTCACCTTCAGCAAGAAATATTGTATCAGTTTCAGATTACAATGGTTCTGCAGGCACAAACAGCATTACAATTGCAAGAAATGGATCTAATATTAATGGAGATGCTTCCAATTTTAGAATTAATAAAGCAGATGTTGCAATTACTTTTGTTTATGTAGATGCAACAGTTGGTTGGACTAGCGTTCAAACTTCAAATACAGCAGACGTTTCAAACCCTTTTATAATTGCAACAGGTGGAACAGTAACAGAATGTGGTAATTGTAAAATTCACACTTTCACAGCACCTGGAACTTTTACTGTTTCTAGTGCAGCTTGTGCTGCAGCAAATAACGAAGTTTCGTATGTTGTAGTAGCTGGTGGTGGCGGTGGTGGTGGTATGCAAGGTGGTGGTGGCGGTGGAGCCGGTGGTTATCGAGAAAGTAAATCTCCAATTACAACATACACAGCAAGTCCTTTAGATGGTAGACCCAACGCACCGAACAGAATTACAGTAACAGCAACAGCTTTTCCAATTACAGTTGGAGCAGGAGGTGCTGCAGCCGTAAGTAAACCTGATGGGTCAAGAACTTGTGGTGTAAGTGGATCAAATTCAATTTTTTCAACAATAACAAGCGCTGGTGGTGGCGGTGGTGGTTTATTTAATACAGTGGGTAAAAACGGAGGATCTGGTGGTGGCGGAGGTGGTAGAGGTTCTTTTGCAGGTGGGTCAGGAAATACTCCCCCAGTTACTCCAGCACAAGGTCAAGATGGCGGAGTTTCTGCTTCAATTCCTGCACCTGGTAGTGGTGGTTCAAATGACAGAGGTGGTGGCGGAGGTGGAGCTGGTGCTGTTGGTGGAAACGCAGGAGGAGCACCACCATCTAATGCAGGTAATGGTGGAAATGGAGTAACATCTTTTATTACAGGTACACCTACAGCTTATGCTGGTGGTGGAGGTGGTGGTTTTGATGGTGGCTCTGGAACAACAGGAACTGGTGGAACTGGTGGAGGTGCTGCAGGAGCAACAAGTTGTAACGCTCCAGGTCCAGGAGGAACAGCTAATACTGGTGGTGGCGGAGGTGGAGCTGGAACTGCGCAGCCTCTAGGAAACACAAATGGTTGTGCAACTGCTGGTGGTCTC